GCGATCGGTGCGACGTCGGTCAGCTCGACGGTGTCCATCCCGGCCAGCACGTTGATACAGATCGGTTCCGGCAACGGCGCTGAGATCGTCACCACCTCGGGCGCGCCGACCGGTACCGGCCCGTACACCATCCCGGTCCCCGCGCTGGCGAAGCCGCACTTCGGCCCGTCCCCGGGGCCGGCCGACGCCATCACCGCCATCACCACCCCGAACCAGCACGCGTTCTCGCTGATGAACTCCGGCGCCGGACGCGGCCAGGGCGCGCTGTCCGCGCAGCCCTCGACGCTCACCATCACCCAGTACTACGGCCCGGCGGCGACGTCCGGCGGCCGGCAGTTCGTCAACGTCGTGTTCACCGAGATCGGCGTGAAGTGGAACGCCGAGACCGAGCTTCTCACCTACACCGCCAAGGCCGTGTGCTGGGCGTCGCAGATCCCGGCGTCGGTGCCGTCGGCGACCTACACCACCGCGATCCCGATCGCGTCCTGGCGCGGCGTGCTCGGCCTGGCCGGCCCGGCGTCCGGCGGCACTCAGGTCGTGACCGCCGAGACCGGCGAGTACACGTTCAAGCGCGACGCCAAGCCGTACTTCACCGCGCAGGGCTCGCAGAACCCCTACGCCATCCCGCGCGGCGGGCTGACCGTCGACTGGAAGAACACCTTCGTTGCGGCCGATGAGTCGCCGCTGCTGTACATGGAGAACAACACCCAGCCGCAGCACCAATTCATCCTGACCAACGGCCTGACCGGCGCGAACGCCCTCGGGTTCCAGGTGGACATGCAGCAGGCGGCGTTCACCGAGGCCAAGCCGAACTACGGCAAGGAAGTCATCGGCTTCGACTGCACCGGCGGCACCGTCTACAACACCACGAACGCCGGCTACACCGGCGGCCTGTCCCCGGCCAAGGTCACCTTGACCAACGCCATCGCCGCAGGCTCGTACGTCTGATCCCCGGAAGGACCCAACCCGCCATGACCCGCGTCACCCTGCCCTCCGGGGCCTATGCCGAGCTGCGAGACCCCGGCTCGCTGAAAGCCAAGCACCGCAAGCAGATCGCCCGCGCCATGTCGGACGCCGACCGCGTCGGCGGCTTCATGGTCGACATGATCGACGGCGCCCTGGCGGTCCTCATCGTTGACTGGGACGTGTGCGACCCGGAGACCGGGAACCAGCTGCCGCTGCCGTCGGTGGACCTGAAGTCGCTGGACGAGTGCTCGGACGCCGACTACGAGGCGCTGTGTGCGGAGCCGCTGGTGGGCGACTTCGCCCGCCGGACCCTGGAGGCGCGCGTGCGCGCCGCTAAGGCCGTTGACGACCCCGACGGCTACGACGACCCGGCGTCCCCTACCGCGCCCTCCGGCGGATCGATGCCCGGCTCGACGGAGGGCAGCCGAAAGACGGGCACCCGGTCACCGAAATCGACCTCTTCTTCGAAACGGTCTGGTTCGCGGAGCGGTACGGCTGGGACGAAAACCAAGTCGGCGAGCTGAGCTGGGAAGCGGTCGACCTGTACCCGCTGATCGCCAGGCGCTTCGACGAGCACCGCGCCAAGAAGCAGCAGGAGGCGAACAAGTCGTGAGCATCATCATGACCGGGGTCGCGGAGTTCCGGCGGGCCCTGGACGACATGGTGGAGCGCACCAACGCCGCCACGCGCCAGGCCGTGGTCAACGGCGGTCACCTGCTTGAGGCGGAGGCGAAGAAGACGCTATCCGGCTCGCACGGCAGCAGCAGCGGGGTGGGGCGCGACTCCCGCGGCCGGTTCACCAAGTCCGTGCACTACCCGGCCCCGCCCGGGTCCCCGCCGAACCTGCAAACCGGCACGCTGCGCCGCTCCGTCAAGGTCTCCTCGCCTCAGTCGATTACCGCAACAGGCTGGTCTATCGAGGTCGGCCCGACCGCGGTCTACGGCCGCATCCAGGAGCTCGGCGGCTGGACCGGCGCGATGCACGCCACCTACCTGCCGCCGCGGCCGTACATGGCACCGTCGCTGCGGAAAGTCATCGACGACGGCTCGCTAGCCGACTGCTACACCACGGCCTGGCGCACCGCGTTCTGACCGGCCCGCCTCGTATCTGAACTAGCACCCCCGCGCGCCCGCGCCCTGATCCGTCTGGGGGTGCGCGCATGCCGTCTCTCGGAGGCCTGCTTCCGCCGGTCGTCGCGACCTTGATCGCGGACGTGGGCGAGTTCAAGGCCAAGATGGGCGAGGCCAAGGCCGAGATGACCGGCGTGGAGTCCACCGCGGCCCGCACCGGCGCCTACGCCAAGGCGGGCCTGCTGGCGCTGGCCGGCGGGGCGCTGGCGGTCGGCGTCGAGAGCGTCCACATGGCCACGCAGTTCGACGCGGCCATGACCCGGATCAACACGCAGGACAATGCGGACCTGACCACGCAGCAGATGAAGAATCTGCGTAACAGCGTGCTGGATCTGGCGGGCCCGACCGCGCAGGCCCCGGACGCGCTGGCCGAGGCGATGATCCACGTCTACGGCGCCGGCATCAAGGGCGCGCAGGCGGTCGATCTGCTGCGTGTTGCTGCCGAGGGCGCGACCGTCGGCCACGCCAACCTGACCGACGTCACCAACGCCCTGGACGCGGCGGTCGCCGTGAACATCCCCGGCGTCCAGGACTACCGCAAGGCGATGGGCGAGCTGAACGCCACCGTCGGCGCCGGCGACATGACCATGCAAGATCTGGCCAACGCCTTGGGCGGCCCGATGCTGGCCACGGTCAAGTCCTACGGCCTGAACATCACCGACGTCGGGGCCGGTCTGGCGGTGTTCGGCGACCGGAACATCCGCGGGTCGGAGGCGGCGACCGAGCTGCGCATGGCGGTGCAGGCACTGGCGGTGCCGGCTGCGAACGGCGGCAAGGCGCTGTCCACGATCGGCCTGGCGTCGGACTCGCTGAACAAGGACCTCCAGCAGGGTGGCCTGAAGCAGGCCCTGAATGATCTGTATGAGCACCTGCTGAAGGCGGGCTACACCTCGCAGACCGCGGGCAAGCTGATCACGGAGGCGTTCGGGAAAAAGGCCGGCGGCGGCCTGAACGTGCTGCTGGACTCGATGGCGTCCTCGACGTCGAACTTCAACCAGAAGTTCGAGGACGTCTCGAAGTCGGGCCAGAACTTCGGCAAGGACTGGGCGCAGACTCAGGACACCCTGGCCTTTAAGATCAAGTCTCTGGAGTCGGCGGCCGAAGCCCTGGGCATCAAGCTCGGCAACGCCCTGATCCCCTACGTCACCAAGCTGCTGGGCTACCTTCAGGACACCGGCCGTGCCGTCGGCGAGGTCGTCAACTGGTTCAAGCAGCACCGCGAGGCCGCGGCCGCCCTGGGCGTGGTTCTCGGCGGGGTGCTGCTGTATGGCCTGTACACCGCGACGATCGCGCTGTGGGGGATGGCCTCGGCGGTCGTGGCGGCGACCTGGCCGTTCGTGGCCATCGCCGGGGCCATCGCCGGCCTGACCTACGGCGTGATCTACGCCTACGAGCACTGGGGTTGGTTCCGGACCGCGGTCAAGGCGGTGGGCGATGCCTTCGTGTGGCTGTGGAACGAGGTCAAGTCGTTCGTCTCGAATTTCGGCTCGATCTGGTCCTCGGCGACGGCCCCGTTCGTCAAGGCCTGGGACGACGTCTACGCGGCCACGAAGTCGGCGTGGGGGGACATCACCGACTTCGTCTCAGGCGTCTGGGATGACCTGGTTGGCATCTGGAACGACTCCGGCGGCAAGCTCATCACGGCGATCGCCAACGGCTGGGATGAGATCTCCTCCTCGGTGTCCCAGGAGTGGGACCACATCTACGGCGACCTGTCCTCGATCTGGGGCAACATCGTCGAGTTGTGGAACGACACGGGCGGCAAGATCGTGTCCGGCGTCTCGAACAACATGCGCTACATCCAGGGCATCTTCCGTGGTGCCTGGGACTACGTGTACGGGATCTTCCGCGCCAACTTCGACATCATGTTCGGCGTCGCCAAGGCCGAATGGGACATGATCGTCGGCGTCTTCAAGATGGCCTGGGACGTGATCACCGGCGTTGTGAAGGCCGCTTGGGACATCATCTCGGGCATCGTCTCGGGCGCCATGGACATCGTCGAGGGCATCCTCAAGGCCGGCTGGGACGCGATCCTCGGCGTGGTGAAGATCACCTGGGACATGGTCAAGGCCTACATCAACATCCCGCTTGACCTGCTCAAGGGCATGTTCCAGGCCTTCACCGACTTCGTCACCGGCAAGTGGGGCAAGCTCTGGGGCGACGTGAGGTCCACCGCCGCCGCCGTGTGGAACGACATCAAGGACATGATCGGCGGCGTCCTCGGCACGATCTACACCACCGTCGTCAGCGCCGCCGGCAACATCTTCGGCGGCTTCATCAATGCCATCAAGGACGCCCTGGGTGGCGTGTTCAAGGCGCTGGACGACCTGTGGCACATGTTCATCAGCTTCTTCAGCGACGCGGCCTCTTGGCTGTGGCAGGCCGGTAAGGACCTGATCCAGGGCCTGATCAACGGGATCGCCTCGATGGGCGATGCTGCGATCAATGCGGTGAAGAACATCGCCGGCAACGTCGTCGGCGGCGCCGAGCACCTGCTCGGCAT